TGAGCTGAACGCTCGACCATAATAATCTAATCTAATTGTCTTAACTTTATTTAATTCACCCGGCAAGTAATCCCACTTAGGATTTTGGATGATGTTTGAAAGCCCGTTGTTTTCATTGTAAAATACAGTAAAAAGAGTTTCCCCTTCCTTGTCGCTTACCGCTAACTCATTATAGAAAACGTTTTTAAGGCTGTCGTATTTTACTTGAGTGTAAGTCAGTAATCTATGGTTAGGCTCGAATAGGTGCATCTCTGCAACGTTGCTAATAAGAATGTCAGCCCAGCCTCCTTTGTTTGACCCAACGTCAAAAACTATTGGATCGCTGGACATACGCTCGCGAAGTTCTAAGACGGCTTTTGTTTCGTTGTCAGATATTCCGGTCATACTGCGATTTAATCCAGTTGTAAGTTTTTTCTAGTCCTTGCTTTAAATTAAACTTAGGCTTCCAACCTAGTTTTTTTTCAATCAATTCGTTGTTTGAATTTCTACCCATCACCCCGATCGCGTTTGAATGTACGTTTTTAATCTTGATGTCTTTGCCGCTCAAATCAATAGCCATCTGGGCAAGTTGGTTTATCGTTACCATTTCCTCGCTGCCGATGTTTATAGGCTCTTTAAATTCGGACTGCATTAAAAGCCTAACCGCGTCTATGCAATCGTTTATGTAAAGAAATGAGCGTGTCTGGTGGCCTGTTCCCCAGACTTCGATTTCATTTGTTGATTCAATTGCTTTTCTACACATCGCTGCCGGTGCCTTTTCACGTCCTCCTTTGTAGGTTCCTTCTGGGCCGTAGATGTTATGAAAGCGAGCGATGCGCACATCCAAACCGTAGTTTCTGGCATACGCTAAAAATAACCGCTCGCTAAAAAGTTTTTCCCATCCGTATTCGCTGTCTGGGTTACCCGGATACGCGTCACTTTCTTTTAGCCCTCCATTTTCGTAATCGTTCTGTAGTTCCTGCGGGTACATGCAAGCCGATGAAGAATAAAACACTTTGCTTTTCTTATCGACATAGTGGCAAACGTTCAAGTTAATTAACGCTGAATTGTGCATGATGTCAGCGTCATGCTCACCGGTGAAAACAAACCCAGCCCCGCCCATATCTGCCGCCAGTTGGTAGACTTCATCAAAGTCTACTTGTTCTTCAAATAGTTTCATTAAGTATGAAAACGTATTAGCGCTACGCATAACTGCCTCCACGTTTTGCGGATTTCTCAAGTCATAAATAAGCATTTCATCTGCTTGACTTGGTGAGTATTCAGGATGTTTTAAATCCACACCCCTGACCCAATAGCCCTCCGACTTTAAACGGTTTACAAGGTGTGAACCTATAAACCCCCCAGCGCCTAAAACTAAAGCTGTTTTCATTTCATGTTTTTTAGTTTCTCAATAATAGAATCATGGAAGCCTTGTGGCGTTCGCCTTACGTTGTTTTGATAATGTGATCCTGAATGAACGCGATGCTCGTAGGTTAGATTAGGCACTACGTAAATACTATTCCCACCGTTAAGCCAGTTGTAATTCTGGTAAAGACTGTCACTCGTTACGGGGTCAACCGATCCATCCCACACCCTTAAATACTCGTCACGGTTTACAAAGTAGTTCATTGCGTTGAGCATGGTTGAACAACTTCCCACGTTTAAAAGCGAAGCTACATTTTCTTTTGAGATAATCTTACCTGATAGCTCGGTAAAGTTAAAATGAGGTTTAGCCCAGCATGGCGCCAGCGCAATACACGGTTCCCAGACTTCTTTACGTTCAAAAATCTTATCAATGAAATCGACCGTGAAAATATTATCGCTGTCTAAAAGTAATACATACTCATTAGTGGCGCGCTTCACAGCCTGCCTTTTGTTTCGGTAGCAGTCAAGGTTCTCAGTGTTTCTAAATATTTGAACCTTGTCATTGTCTTTGTACTTCTCGCACACCTCGTCAAATATCTTTGGGATGCTGTGATCGTCTGAAATTACTATCTCGTCTATGCGCTCGTCATTAAGAAACGGGGCAATAGATTCAAAGAGTAAGTCGGTGCGGTTGTAGTTTGTGATTGCTAGGCTTATCATCTTTCTATTTGTATCCAATTAGGTGGAAGTAAATCTACACAGTCTTTCTTAACTCCGGCTTGCAATCCAAACCAGCTGCCGCGCTTATGTGACGGGCTTATTACTATCCTGTTTGGGTTGTGGCCAAGATATGCACCCCACCAAGAAAACGTACTGTTAGCAATTATATGATGCCCACACGAAGCCATTAGGCTAAGGTCTTGTAGTTCGTTGCGGCCTTCGGAAAAGGTAAAAACTTCTGTTTCGTGATTTATTAATGTCTGCTTACACCATGCAATGTCATCAGAAAACACCATAAATTTTTCAGCGCCAATATCAACCCTTAATCTCATTATTGCCTTTTTCAAATATTCAGCATCCACCGGAGGAAAGCTACCCGAATGCTGCACGTAATCCCCGCGCCTCACATGGATGCTCACGTAGTCCTCGTACCCCTCAATTTTAGGGAGTGCAAAGACCTTTTTAATTTCTTCATCGCTTCCCTCAAAATACTTATAACTCTGCCAGAACCCCAGTAGATACAACCCATCACCACGATTAGCAATAGGATGATAGTCAAAGCGGCATTGATCGTAATGCGTTCCATGTGTAGGGCAAATTTCATTTGGATGCTCGTTATATGTTATCCCTCTTTCTCTAGTCTTTGGTAGGTTAGGATAGACCCGATGTATAGACGATTCGTTGTTTAAACATTCTTCTTGCACCGCCCATTGATAGCCGTACTTTCTGGCGTAACCTATTGAAGCCGCGATCTGAAACATACTATTTCCAAGTCTACCAATTAACTTAGCTGAAATCATAAATTCATTTCTCTTTTTAGTTTCTTGATCGCTTCCTCAGCTTGGTTCAAATCTAGTATAGCCTGTTTGCTGTCTACCAATATTTTGATCTTTACCTCTTGAGCTTGCGCCCTTATTCCCTTTATCCCATAACCCAAAATAAACGCTATCACAAACAGAAAAAACTCTATCATAGCTTAGTAATGTTTAGCCCTTTGCCTTCGATGTAAATACTAAACAACCGCTCAAGAACAAAAGGCAAAATCGGCCAGTCCGTCCTACCCAAAAGCTTTTGCACACGGGTAATTTCTTCCTGATCTCTTTTCTTTTGAAGGTAACCAGAGTCCGCAAAGAATACCGGATTGTCCCCAATAAACTCAATGCAAGGAATTAAAAAGCTATTGACGTAATCCTTATAGATTTCTGACTTGGCTATAAAATGGTTCTCGTATATGGCGTAAGTAAGTTCGTTTGGCACATTACCTAAAAACGGTTTTAAAGCCGCAAAGGCATCATTCCAAGCCTTCCCATGCCAGTTAGCCGCCATTGATAGAACTTGATGATTAGGGCTTCTTGGTGTAAGTATAGCCACATCAAAAGGCATGGCCGCCTGTATCTTGTCCATGGTTAACTGATCGGTCCCAAACCCTCCAAGATAATGTATTGAATCGCCCCGCTTCTTTTTAAGCCTCCAAGAACAGACAGAAATATAATCGGCATCGCATGTAGGCACCACACCGGCAATAATAGCGTTCTCAAAGTAAGGTGTAAGGCCAGCTGAATAGTAAGGTTTGGCAAAGTCATAAAGGTATTCTTTATGCTCTTGCTTGTAGTAGATTTGGATAAAATCTATTGTAGCAGCCATCTCTTTACTTTATCCACACACTTACTACAACCGTGTTCTAAGTTCTCATAACCAGCCATCTTAACAAGTTGAAACGCTCTTTTCCATGCGTGGCTCTCTGAATTGTAGCGATGGATTTCGCCATTGGACTTCATGTATTCTATAAGTTCGGCTTTGTTGAGGTCGCTTATTTTTCCCATGTATTTTATTCAAAAGCCCCCCATAAAACTAGGCGGGGGGCTTTTCCAAGGCTTGGACTAAAGTGCATGTAAAGGTCAAAATATTTACAATAACTAAAAAGAAAAAGCCGGAAAATATTTTCTCCGGCTTTTAATCTTAACCTAAAACTAAACCGATTATCTTATCAAACTATCCAAATAGGCAATATTTGCCGCGAATGTGCCACCGGTATTGAAACGCAATGGCAATACTTTTTCATTTGATGTGAAGTTTAACGTGTCGCTTGTATCCTCTCCAGCCTTCTGGCCAGTAGTACCGATAGGACCAGAAACAGCCGAGAACCCGTTAGCCGGTGCGTAGATGAAAATAGATTCATTTACATCTGCGGAAACGATAAACATGTCCTGTGCTTGTGCTAGTCTTTGCAGTTCTACATCGTCTTGAGTGCTTAAAGCCATTAGTTTTATCATTGCCTTATGTAGGAATGATATACTACCGCCTTCGGCTACTGCAAGTTCGTGATCAAATTTGTGTGCGTACTTCTGCCCTTCAAACTTTATTAGACCGTTGTAAGGTATGAATTGCATAGAGGTAATAGGCCCCGTTTGAGCGGTAGAAAATCTAACGCTCAAATCGGAAACATAACCTACATAGAAATCTTTACTTACCCCGGATGCCTGAAGCAGGTCACCGCAAACATTGTTAATACCTGTTACTGCTTTACAAGTTGGCATATCCTAAAGTTTAGTATGCAATGGACTGAAGATCGCAATGCAAATAGTTGTAACCGAATTTCATGTTTGACTCATAGTAGAACGTTCTGTCCTTGCGCTCGTACCAGCCATCGATGCGGTTCAAGTCCTTTCCTTGCTCAACTCCAAGAATATGGTTTTCCTTAACGGTCAACAATACCAGGTGACGAGTAGTTGCGAATAGAGGGTTAGCTGAATCTGCAAGGCTAGAGTCCCAGAAACGTACAGGGATCACGGGGATACCTTTGTAGTTTACTCCACCGCCTACGGTAAGGTTCAAAGAACCGTTAACACCGTCAATAGTGTTTTGGAACTGATTTGCAGATACGTTACCAGTACCTACCAAAGATTGAACGTAGTTGTCATAGATAGACCCTGTCACGTAAAACTTAGTCTTTCCGATCATTTCCTTTAACAAAGGATTAGAAGCAGCGTAAACCGCCTCAAGTGCTGTCAATGCAGCGCCAGCGGCCAAGTTACCAACACCAAGAGCAGAACCACCACGAACAACGCAGTAATTAGATGCACCGGAAGAGTCAATCAAGCGATCCCACAAACCATCGATTTGGTTGTAGTTAGCTGAAGAGCTGTTACCGGCACCAAAAGAAACTCTTTGGAATACATCTCTGCGCAGTGCATCAGAAAGTATTTGATCGATAACCGCTGCAACAGGGGTGCCAGTAGGATCGAAAGAATCAATACCTGTCTTCAACCACTCCTGTGCAAGGTTGTTATAAACGCCCGTCAATTGATCGGTGAAATCATCCTTACACCATGATTCTGCAAGTTGGAATTCTTTTACCTGAACAGTTGCGTTAGTGATGTTTTGGATGTTGTTGTTGAACACGCGAGCGCAACCGCCATAAGGCTTGAGCAAGTTTTTAAGTTCTGTTACAAGGTTGTAACGCTTTTGGAAGCTAATGCCTTGGTCGATTGTGAAAATGTCGCTTAATGCTGGTGTTGACAACGTAGGCTTGTAGAAGATTTCAGTCGTCAAAATGCCCGGGTAGACATAATTGAAGTTCGTCTCAAGAATTGCCGCTTGAGGGCCGCTCTTTTCTACTTTTGTTTTTGTGTTGTACTGTGACAACCAAGGCATGTACTCGCCTAAGAAGTCAGCTGTTTGTTTTGCGGCTAAAGCAGCAGGACCTTGTCCAGCAGCTTGGGGGGTGCCTAACCCTTCATTTGGTCTTTCTGGATTTCCCACTGTTTTGGTTTTTAGTTCATTTAATTGTTCTCCTAAAGCTTTCGCTGTTGTTTTTACTTCTTCAATTACCTTAGCCTGTTCGGCTACAGTTGCCACCGCTGGCTTCAATGCCTCAAGCTGCGCCTGTAAGGCTGCGTTTTGCTTTGCTAAGGCATCCATTGCGCTAGTCACGGCTGTTACTACTCCACCCATTACGGTGATCACATCGCCATCTTGGCAAGGATATTCGCCATCAGGTGCCGGTGCGCCATTTAACATAGCCTTTGCGCCTACCAGCATGTCCTCGCTAGGTGCGTCAA